ACCTAAACGAGACTCCGAGTAACTTTATTGCTTATGTTAGAAGTAAATTTAAAGGCATTTTAAATGAACAAAAACAAAAAATAGTATCTGAATTTACAAAGCAAAGAAAACAAGAATTTAAACAACAATTAACCAAAGAAGTAGAAAAAATATATGGAAATGGTTACGAAATTTATACGATAATATGAATAAACAAATAAATAATACATTCCAAGTACTTTGCCTTATGCAAGTAGCTTTAGAGAAGTTAGAAGATATGCCAGAGGGAAACATCTTCAGAGAGAATAACTATGATACAATAGATAACTTTATTAAGTATCTTGAATCAAATGTAGAGCCGTTGACAAGTGAAATTAACGTACAAGAGTCAAATCAATACATCTACATCACTAAGAACATCCGTAAAGTAATCGATAAAATTAGAATCAAATGAGTAAAGTAATTTTTAAAGTAGAAGATAAAGTTTACCATGTGTTATTTGGATGGGGTATTATTACCTCAGATTATAATGAATATATTGTAAAGTTTAATGATGTTAAACAAGAAATAGGCTTTCACAAAATACAATCTTTAATTTCATTCACAGAATACACCTTGCAAGGATTTAATCAAGAAAGACCAGTTGAACTTCCTGAGGTTGGTGAGTTGTGCTTAGTAAGAGATGATGAGTCTATTCATTGGAGAGTTCGAGAGTTTGCTTTTGAACATAACGGAACATTTTATGTTAAAGAACCATGCGGGAGTACGGATAGTTATATTTACATGAAACGAATTAAAATACTTGAATAATTAATATAACGATAAAGAAGATATGACACCAAAGGAAAAAGCAGATGAATTAGTTAATAAATATAATTACTTATTATCAACTCATATTTTTAATGGCACTTTTGATATATCAAAACAATGTGCGTTAATTGCAGTTGATGAGATAATAAATGAAGAAGAAACAGATTATTGGGAAGCGGTGAAAAAAGAAATAGAATTATTATGACAAAGAAAGAAGAATTAAAACATCAATTGACAATGGAGAGACTTTTAACGAGTCAATTGTTTGAGCAGATACGAGAATTAAAACATGAAAATGCAGTAATGCGAGACGACCTATACCAACTTAGCAAACAATACTTCACACCAAAGGATGCAATCGTAGCAAAGGTAATTGAAGAATATAAAACAAGGTCAGAAATAGGGATAGCGAAGTACGGAACGACACTTGAAGACAATAACACCGATGACTTTCTACAGCATCTCCAGGAAGAACTTTTTGACGCTACTTTGTACATCGAGAAACTTAAGGATATTGCATCAAAATTAAATAAATAATAGTTGCATATCAAAATAAATTATTATCTTTAAGCAATTAAAAAATTAAGTTATGGAAATCAAAGGAAGAATTAGTTGGATCGGTGAGATTCAAAACACAGGAAAAGAAAACAGAGTATCTTTTGAAGTTACAGAACTAGATGGACAATATCCTAACTCATTAGTGTTAGACATATACGGAAATGAAAAGGTAGAGAACTTTTTTAAATTCAATATGATCGAGGACGAGGTAAGTGTAGAGTATAACTCTAGAGTATTCACCACTGCAGATGGGAGGAAGTTTAATAATCTATCATCTTGGAAAATAACAAAATGAATCCTCAAATAGCAGAGATAGCAAAGAAGCATAAGGACTGGACACGTATTGTTCAGTCTTTTGGCTGTAAAACAGAAGCAGAGGATGTCGTTCAGGAAATGTATATTCGATTAGATAAATACATCAAACCTGATCAACAAATATCAACTTCATTTGTATGGATAACTTTGCGTAACATTTACTTTGACTTCCTAAAGAAAGAGCCAATCACATTTGAACTAGATAATACCGTTTCTGAAGCTGTTTGCGAGACCGAAAGCATAATTGCATACGAAGAACTAAATAAACGAGTTAGAGACGAACTTAATAATGTCGATTGGTTTGATAAAATGCTATTCGAACTATACGTGACAAGTGGCAAGTCAATGCGAGAACTATCTAAAGAGACAGGAATCAGTCTATCTTGTATATTTTACACCACCAATAGAACAAAAAAGCACTTAATTAGTTTACTTAATGAAGACTATGAAGATTATTTAAACGAAGATTACGAATGGCTAAAAGAAAAGCAACAGGACTAGGAGATACAATTGAGAATGTACTTCAAGCGACAGGAATAGATAAGGTAGCAAAGTTTATATTAGGAGAGGACTGCAAGTGTGATGAACGTAAAGCAAAACTTAACGAACTTTGGTCATATAGAAAGAAACCACTTTGCCTTAATGAAGATGAGTATCTTTGGTTAAGTGAAGAAGGATTAAAGAAAGCAGAGACATCGTTAGTAGATTCTATGCTAATGCAAAGAACACACAACAGAGTATTCCAAACAGGGAGATTAGAATATACTTCATGTGCTTCTTGTTTGAGAGATCAATATCAAGACTTAAAGAAAATATATGACACATACTAATAACGATATAATACAAGTTATATACTCAGGTAAGTACTTTTTAGTAATTTGCCTTAATTGAATAAACAATACAAAATCATATGGCAGGACCAGGAGGTGCAAGACCAGGAGCAGGTCGCAAACCAAAAGATGAAGAGAATAGAATAAGAGATTTAATGATGCCTTATTCACTAGATGCAATACAATGCCTAGCTAATATAGTAGTAAGCGATAAATCAAAAGACACAGATAAGATTAGTGCATCAAAGATTATCATTGAATATGCTTATGGTAAACCTAAGGAGAAAGTAGAATCAGACATCACAATTAATACAACATCACTAAAAGATTTGATTAACTTTGGTAGTACTGAATCCTAAATACAAACCTTTTGGAAGTGATAGCAGATATTTTATTATTACTGGTGGTCGCGGTAGTGGTAAGTCTTACAGCATTAATTTGCTACTTCTACTACTTACTTATGAAAGTGGGCATACCATTCTATTTACAAGATATACACTTACTTCTGCTCACGTTTCTATTATTCCTGAATTTATTGATAAGATTGATATACTAGATAAACATTCAGATTTCCACATAACAAAGGATGAGATTATAAACCTAAAGACAGGAAGTAAGATATTATTTAAGGGTATCAAAACAAGTTCAGGAACTCAGACAGCAAACCTTAAGTCTTTGGCTGGAGTTACAACATGGATATTAGATGAAGCAGAAGAGCTAACAGATGAAGATACATTTGATAAGATAGATTATTCGATACGATCCAAAGACAAACAGAATAGGGTAATATTAATACTTAACCCTGCTACGAAAGAACACTTCATTTATCAAAAGTTCTTTGAGTCAAAAGGAGTTGAAGCTGGTAGCAATACAATTAAAGGAGATACTACATATATACATACGACATACCTAGATAATTATAACAATTTATCTGAATCTTTTTTAAATCAAATACAAACAATAAAAGAACGTAGACCTGATAAGTATAAACACACAATACTTGGGGGATGGTTGGAAAAAGCTGAAGGAGTTATCTTTACAAACTGGAAAATAGGAGAGTTCAATAAAGACAATGGAAGTGTATTCGGTCAAGATTATGGATTCAGTAACGATCCATCGACATTAATTGAAACGTCAATTGATAGGACTAACAAACGAATATACATTAAAGAGCACATACATAAGCAAGGTTTAACAACGTCAGAACTTGCGCAATTAAACCAACAATTTGCAGGTAGAGATTTAATAGTAGGGGATAATTCAGAGCCTAGATTGATAGCAGAACTTAAAGCAAGAGGTTTAAATATAGTAGCAACAATTAAGGGAGCAGATTCAGTTAAATATGGGATAAGTTTAATCCAGGATTATGATTTGATTATTGAAGAAAATTCCGTAAATTTGATAAAGGAATTAAATAACTATTGTTGGTTAGAAAAGAAGAGTGAGACGCCAATAGATAAATGGAATCACTGCTTAGATGCAATGAGATATGCGATTAGTTACCAGTTAGCTAATCCAAACAAAGGGAAGTATTCAATTTACTAAATACAAAATATGAAAACAGAAGTTAAAGAAGTAACGTTCCAAGTACCGAACAAGAAGGACATCATTAGAGATGTAACATTAGAACTAGTGGAAAAGTTTAAAGCAGAACATGGGTTCAATTGGAAGTTAGCAATGTACGAAGCTATCGACAATGAGATAATGAAGTTCCAGGGAAGTTTAGAGTATTGGAAAGCTATTAGAAAATTGATTAAATGATGGAAATTAAAGATTTTAAAGATAGAAACTGTGTAGAATATTTAGACCAAATAGATATACATAGAGGCATTAGTGCTTATATCGACCATAACAATATGTTTATTATAAATATAGATGATGGAGGACCGCAAGGAGCTCAGATAGAATTAGACAAAGAAGCAATAAAAGATTTAGTTAAATTTTTAATAGGCGAATGAAGTTAGAACTAGTAATACCAACATCGTTAAATGAAATCCCTTTGATGCACTACCAAAAATACATGGTAGTTGCATCTAACAAGGACAACTCTGAGCTGTTTATATCACAGAAGATGATTGAGATATTTTGCGGTATAGAGTTAAAGAATGTAGTTAACATTAAGCTATCAGATGTTATTGACCTGGTAACACATTTCAAAGGATTATTCGATAAGAAACTAGAGTTAAAAAAGACATTCGAAATACAAGGTGTAAAGTTTGGATTCATTAACGAACTTGAAGATATATCCTTTGGAGAGTATGTGGATTTAGAATCAAACATAATCGACGTACAATCATTCCATAAAGCAATGGCTGTAATGTACAGACCTATTACAAGTCAGAAAGGGGATAAGTATACCATAGATAAATATAGTGGTACAGCTAACTATGCTGAATTGATGAAGTACGCTCCTTTAGATGTTGTATTGCCAGCATCGGTTTTTTTTTGGAATTTAGGAAACGAACTATTGACAGCTACCCTGTCTTATTTGGAGAAACAAATGACGAAGAAGAGCAAAACGATTTTAGCGAAACAACTCAATTTGGACAACGATGGGGATGGTATCAATCAATATATCAACTCGCTAAAGGAGACATTACAAAGTTTGAACGAGTTACAGAAACAGGACTTTTTGAGTGCTTAACGATGTTGACATTTGAGAAGCAGAAGTCAGAAATAGAAACTAGACAAATAAAAAAAGCGCATGAAAGGATACTATGATTTTACAACAGCATTTCACAATTTCTTAATAAGCGACCCGTTAGTAAACCAGGTTACAAAAGGCAGCTTAGATAAGATTACAAATGCTAAAAAAGATATGTATCCATTAGCTCACGTAATGATTGATAATGGTGCGTTTGAATCAAATACTATTAGGTTTAGTATTACATTAATTGTAATGGACATAGTAGACTATACTAAGGAAGATTTGACTCACTTATATTATGGTAATAACAACGAGGATGATATCCATAATCAAACATTAATGATTTGCCAACGTGCATTTGAAAGTATGCGAAGAGGGCAAATGAGTGAGGATTATTCTATAGAGTCTGACACGGCATCTTTTGAATTCTTTGTTGATAGATTTACAGATGATGTTGCTGGTTGTACTATGACATTTGATATAGTAATGAGTAATGAAATGACTATATGCTAAATGTACAGGAAGAGTTAGATAAGTTTAAAAGGTATGTAATAGCTAAGTCTAAACTTAATCTAAAAGAACAGGATAGAAATGTAACTAGTAAGCTATACAACTCTATAAAAGGGGAAGCAAAAGCAATGCCTAATTCTTTCTATCTTAACTTTGAGATGGATGAACACGGTCAGTATTTAGATCAAGGTGTAAAAGGTAAAAACTCATCTGCAAAAGCTCCTAATTCTCCATTTAAATTTGGGAGTGGTAAAGGTAAGAAAGGGGGTTTGACATTAGGAATACAACGATGGGTTAAAGCTAGGAGGTTTCAATTTAGAGATAAGAAGAGTGGTAAGTTTATGTCTTACGATTCTACAGCATTTTTAATTACTAGGTCAATATATTCTAAAGGTACAAAGCCTTCGTTATTCTTCACAAAACCATTCAATAAATACTTTGAGAAATTGCCTGAAGAATTAATCGTTAAATACGGATTGGATGCTGAAGAGTTATTTAAGTATACAATTAAACAACCTAAATAAATGGCAAACATTTTTGTAAGAAGTCCTTATATCATATCTGTAAATGCATCAGGACAAATAGGAAGTAAGATAGAGGTATTTATTTGGAACGGAACAGGATCTATTCCTGATTTACCACAATATACACTATCTAAACTTATTCCAAGTTCTGCTAATATTAACACCGAGTACGACATCTCTCCATACGTTAGGGAGTATTTATCTCATATTTCTACGCAATCACCAGTAGCTTTATCAACTTCATTTACTGATTTAGCAACCACACAATGGTGTAACGTAACTATCAAGAGATATAAACTAACAGGAACTACATACACCTTATTAGATTCTGCTACTCATTATGCACATGATGGATATTCGTTTTACGAGTCAGGATACAACTACGATAATGGCAGATTCTTACTAGATCAGAAAGAATACTTTTATAATGAAGATGCTACATATGCTGGGGAGGTTGCAATGTATCTAAATTCAGGTGAGAAGGTAAGATATGGAGAATCATTTACTTCTAA